TAATACACCAGCCATTTGTAATGCAGAAGCAACATCAGAAGAACAGATAATCATATTACCTTTTCCTCTTCTTGTTCTTTGTGCGATTACGTTAGCATCTCTCTCTAATTGGAACATTAGGCCTTTAAATCTTTCAACAGACCATCTACCGTTAGAGTCTGTATCTAAGTCAAAGATACCTGCAGTTGTTGTATTAGTTTGAGCACCTTGTTCAGCACCAATGTAAACTGATCTTACAACTTCTCTATTGATTTCCGCAAGGATTTCAGCAGATAAGATGTTTGATAATTCAGTTTCAGCATCTAAACCGTGAATTGCTTTAAGGTCTTGTGCTAATTCCATTGTGTACTCAGCCTTTAATGCTCTGCTTTTTGCAGTCACAGTTGATTTCTCAATTGAGAATGCCATTTCAGCAAACGCATTACCAGAGGCATCACCTAATGCTTCTGCATAGTCAGTAGTCATTCCTGATCCACTTGTGTATGCACCAGCAGGTGAGTCGTTAAGTACAGCTGGGTTAGTTCCAGATTGTGCTACTCCTGTTTTATTTGCAACAGATGATCCAGCAGCATTTCTGCCTGAAAAATCTGAGTCAGCTTCGTCAAAAAGAGCTTCACCACCAGCTTGAGATGCATATCTGCTTCTCATAGCAAATATCAAGCCTGTAGGACCTGACATTGGTTGAACGCCTGCAATATCGTAAGCGATAAGGTTAGGCATTGATCTTCTAACTAAGCTAATTAAAATAGGATTCCAGTTTTGGATTGAAGAACCAGTTGCGTTAGTAGGCGCAGCTTCTGATAAGAAAGCAGCATCTTCTTTTAACGCTTTTTCTTGGTTCTCTAATACCATTGAAGTAACGGCTCTTTTATAAGCATCGTTGATCTTTGGAAGATCAGGATGTTCTAAAACGGGCTGCCACTTTTGTTGTATTGATTCAGATAAAAACATTTTTCTATCTCTCCTTCTTTAGTTAATTAACTAACCCTTACTTTAAGTAAGGATTTTTCTTTGTTTTACTAATTGCAGCAGTATATGCAGCCATTGATTCAGACAAGTCTAAACCAGCATTGTTTTCTGCTACTTCATTAGATTCGTTATCACTCGCCTTAGATTTAGGGAAGTAAGAATTTTTTAAAGTTTCTACACTTTTTCTAAAACTGTCAGCGTCCTTATATTCAATACTTTCTGCTAAACCGTTAAGTTTGTCAGCCTCAGTTGCAGCCAAGTCAGCAGATACATCTTTGATAATATCTGATCTTGTTGATTCTGCAATCTTTTGGTTTAACTCAACGTTCTTTTCGATAGTTTTGTTAACTTCTTCTTTTAACTTTTCTATCTCAGCAGCTTGATTCTCAATTACATCATATTTCTCTTGTGGAACATTAATGTAGTGAGACTCAAATAAAGATTTAAGACCACCGATAAAATCTTCAGTAATCTCATTTCTTAAGCCTTTTTCTATTGCCAATTCGTTTTCTTTCATCCACTCCTCGACAACATAGTTTAGATAAGCGTCAACTTTGTCAACGATTTCTTCTTTAACTTCAGAAACTTTTTCGTCAACTTTTGCTTCGTATTCGCTTTCTAATTTTTCAATTTCTTCGACAAGTTTTGCTTTAACAGCAGATTCGAAGATTGTAGCCGCTTTTGCTTTAAATTCTTCTGATAGGTCTTCACCTTCAGTTAAAGCATTAACGTCTTCTTTCATATCCATATCTTTTACTTTGTCTTTAGCAGTTTCTTTTTTCACTTCTTTTTCATCTTCTTTTTTGTCTTCTGCTTCTTCTTTCACTTCGTCTTTCTTCTCGTCTTTTTTGTCTTCAGCTTCTTTTACGTCTTCTTTTTTCTTGTCTTCTTCTTTTTCTTCTTTTTTCTCGTCTTCTTTACCATCTTTTTTATCTAGGTATTTTTTAAGACCAGCTGGCATTTCGCCTTCTTTCACTTCTTTTTTCTCATCATCTTTTTTATCAGCGTATTCTGCCTCTTTCATATCTTCTTTTTCTTTTTCGTCTTTTTTCTCGTCAGCTTCGTAAGCAGCCTGAATATCTTTTTTAGGCTCTTTCTCTGCTTGTAGAGATTTCATAGCATCAGCTGCGCCTGCACTTTTTTGTTGTGGGTCACCAGTAATGTGATTAACCCCTTGTGCGAAATCTATTTTAGCATCTGTAGGTGAAGTAACTGCTTTAGTCATTACTTGTTGTACAGTTGCCGCTAGTGATTTAGCGGGTTCAGCTGGAGCTGCATTTTTCTTTGGCAAATCTGCCACAGTATTGTCAGCCATTGTTCTATCTCCTCAATAGTTTTTTAGTTGTTAATTATTGCAATAAATACACCAACCCATTAGGAAAGTGTCAATTACTATTTATAAAATTACAGTTTTTTAAGAAAAGATTCGAATACTTTAGCATTTTTTTCTGCTCTAGCAATTCTTTCTCTACTCTCTGCTTGTAACTTTAATTCTTTAACCTCTGCTTCTTTCAAAATCCCATTATCCCAAACCCACTCTTTGCCTTCCATAATGCCTTCTACGAAAGCGTCTGGAGCGCTAGGGTCTGCAACTATATCAGCTGCGGTTGCAAGGTAAAAATCGTCTTTGACTACATTGGCACCACCTACATTTGCAAGTGTACCCATTCCTCTACTTGAAACTCCAAGTCTTGCACCCTCATCAATTAAACTTTTCACTATTTTTCCATATGGGGTATCGAGTACTCGTGCTTCACCTATAAAATTACTGCCTTCTGGATATAGAGCATTAATCATATGCGAAACTCTTTCTAGGTTAACGGTTGGTCCGTCTGGATGACCTAGTTCACCAAATGCTCTCTTTTTTTCTATGAACTCTCTATTATATCGTAATACTTCTTTTTGTAGTATTTCTTTAGGATAGATTCTTCCATTTCTATTTTTCACATCAGATTGCATGAATACACCTTTAATGGAATAGTTTTTCTTTCCATTGCCAGCTTCTTCAACAATATATTCTGCGTTTGATATTTCTTCGGTAATTAACTTCATTTGTATCTATCTCTAATTTCTCTCTAATATTTATACAAATTATTATCTGAAAACCACTAAAATTGTATAATTATCACCATTTGCAAAATTCTTTGTAGATAATAAAACATCACCTGTAGGTGTTGTTGCGTTGTTTAGAATCTCGTTTCCATCTGCTCTTAGGTCCCAAAAACCTTGACCTGATAAAGAAACTGCGGTAGCATTTGTTGCACCTTCCCAAATTATTTCTACAGCTGACTTTGCATTTGCTGTGTTTACTGACCAAAATATTTTAGATATTTTTCTATTTCCATCAGTAGTCATAAAAGTTGTATTCGAAGCGTCTATTTTTTTAACTAAATTCTCACCTGTACCGTCAGAATAGTTAGTCATTTTAACAGCGTATTTTACACCTGTTGTGTCTGTTAATACTTGTGTTGATACTGTATCAGCCATTTTTTATAATCCCCATTTAGTTGTTAAATATGATTCAACATCTGTTATTTCTGTGTTTGTTAATGCCTTATTAAACATTAAAAATTCTGCTACATCTCCATTTAAAAACTCAGCGCTATCGTCACAACCTAAAAATATTGTTCCGTTTGACGCACTTGTTGTAGTACCTACCGTACCTGTAAAAGTTAATGTTTCAGCCGAACCATCTATTCTATAAACCAATCTAGCTGCATTACCTGATTGTGAACCATCAAATTTTAAAGTATGAATATGAAAACTTGTATCAGCAGACGTACTTGAATCTGCACTTACACCTGCCATTGTAACTTTAAAGTTTGTATCAATAAACAGTCCCATGTCATCTTGGTCTGTTGTCGTTAATGTTTGAGTGCCTGTTGTATTAGAGTATTTTGATACAACAATAATGGTCATACCAGATAAACTTTGAGACCATGCAACAGGATTAATACTTAAACAATCATTTGAACCATCAAATCTTACGACTGATTTACCATTTAAAACACCTGTTCTAAAAGTAGGTCTTGTTGTTGATCCACCTGTAGCATTAGCATTGTGAGCAAAGTTTGATTTATCCGTCCATTGAGTAAATGTATCTCCTTCAGACGGCCCGTTAGGCACAAATTCATTACTATCAGCACCATCAAACCAACTTTGTAGAGTTGTAGCTGCATCTGATACAACATTTGTAATAGTTTCTATTCCACCACCTGATGATAATGATTGATCATAATATCCTTTAAAAAGTTCACCACGTTCAACTGAATCTATTTTTGTTCTACATCTTATATAACATTGTAAAGTTTCACTTGTACCTGGTCTTGTCCAAGTTCTTATACCGTTAGAGATAACTGAATTAGCACCATCAGCTGAATCTAAATAAGTATCGGTTATAACAGCAGTATTTTCATACTCCCATATTCCATTTGATCCTGGTACATCTACCCAAGCCATATTACTTCCTTAAAATTGTTAATGTTTCTTTATCAAAGTAATTCATTAAATCTTGTTTGCTTACACCATGTTGTTTTGCAGCTGTATCTACATTTTTTTCAAAGTTTGCAATGACATCAGCGTCTTTGTCTGCAGCTCTAAAAACCATATCTACAGCACGCTTCATTTTAGGCGTAAGTTTATT